AACCAAAATGCTCTTTAAGTACTTCTGTTATCCATTCCATTGTGATATGTGTTTTTAAGTTATTGTTCCTTTTCCTACGTTTGTTGTTGCTCCTGTATAAGCCCCTGCTTGTAGGGTGATTCCTGCTTGCACTGTTACTTCGCCACTACGTACAAAGGTGTCAATAAGGCTTGCTAAGCGTTCGGCGTACTCTTCTGTACTGCTATCGGTTTTGGTAAGCATATCCTGCTGAAGGGTGATAATGCCTTGTTGAAGGGCTTGTTTGTTTAGTGCCATAGTTTAATTATATTGTCCGTCAATTAGTAACTTACCGTCCTCTTGTAGGGCTACATCATTAATTTGCATACCATCGTACTCCAACTGCTTCTTTATCTCAATGAGCGTTTCGGTATAGAGGTCATCGGCGAGCATTTGGGCTATGCCTACCCCTACTTCGGGGTGCTCTTTCCACTCTCCTTTCTCGGTAGTAAGGATAGCCTTTTGTTGTTGGTTATCAGAGTACCCCACCTCAAAATCACCTGCCAATAGGCGCAAATCGTTTCCCTCATCTATTAGTATATCTTTCATTAGCTTGTCTGTAACTGGTTTATACTATTAACAATTCTAAGAAGTTCCTCTTTCACCATTGCTCCAAAGTTCTCTACTCCTTCACGTACAGAGGAAACATACACCTTAGTATCGGTGCCTACATTGCCTATCTGTATATTGATATGCGTTTGTCGGGTGCCTCCTGATACGATGTTATCTTTGGTTTTAGTGCCTTCTCCCGTGGTGGCAGTAGTTTCTCCCGTAATAGGACTCATACCTGCTGTGGGACTGCTTTCAGTTTTCATACCCAGTTTGCCCATTAGTCCATCTTTTACCTCCTTAAAGCTCTTGAACTCTAAGGAATCCCAAGCTTTGCCAAAGGCTTCTTTAGCTTTAGCCCCAGCCTCGCCTGCTTTCTTATAGCCTTCTGTTACTGATTTAGCACGCTCCTGCAAGTCGTTTTGTATCTTGGCAATCATCGCTTGGTTCTCGGTGCTATCGCCCAAACCAACGGCTTCTTTGAACTTATACCAAGCGAGCTTACAAGCATCTACCCCCGCCATAAAAGCATTGACTGCCGTGTTCCAGTGCGCTTTATAGACGAGTATAAAGGCTTCCCATATATACTTCATACCTTGTATGGTGTGCTCCCAAGCTTTGCCCCAGCCACTTACCCCTACAATGCAATAGGCAATCAGAGCAATCAGAGCAATCACACCTGCTATTACTAATGTAATAGGATTAGCCAAAAAGGCGAGGTTTGTCTTAATCACTGCCCAGGTGAGCCTATTTTGCCAAGCGGTAGCGATAGCCGTGTAGGTGTTGTGCAGTATTAGTGCCGTGGTGAATATGCCCACAGCCCCTGCGATACTCCATATAATGGGGTTCCCTTCCTGAAACTTCTGCATAAGCCAGCCTATGCCTCCCCCTATACTTTCAAAAACGACAGCCATAAAGTCCACCAAGGGACTAAGTATAGGGCTAATGGCTTCATATACTTTTAGGGCAAGCTCGGTGATAGAGTCCATCATCTTGTTGAACTTACCGCTAAGGGTTTGTCCCGCCTTTTCGGCACCTTGGTAGAAAAGCCCTTGCTTATCGGTTGCCCATTCAAAGGCTTGTGCGAGTTCCTGAGCCGAAATACCTCATTCGCTCTTTGAGACTTGCCATACTCTCCCCCGTACGCTCGCTAATCACCTGCAAGGGGTTGAACCCCGCATTTATCATCTGCATTAAGTCCTGCCCTTGTAGCTTGCCTGCCGAAGTAGCCTGCGCAAAAGCAAGTGATAAGCTCTTCATCTTTTGGGCATCACCCATAGCTATATCTCCGATGTTTTTTAGCTTGCCAAAAGCAAATTCAGAAGACAGCCCGAAGGACATCATCGTCTTCTGTGCTTCAATAAGCCCTGCCTTGTCGTAGGGTGTTTTTACACCATAATCGGAGAGCTGAGCATATAAGGCTTTGGCTTTTTCTACATCGCCTTTTAGTAGTGTCGTGATATTCGTTTTCTGCAGGTCAGACTCCATACCTTTTCGGTTTCCATTCCCAAACCCACCCCCTGCCAATATAAGAGGGTTAGTAGCCAAACCAGGGAGCCCTGCCATAGCTTGTGAGAACCACGATTGCAGGCGACCGCCCGTGTTGTTTTGTAGGTTAGTAACCTGCCTTTCTAAGCGGTTGATTTCACGATTATAAGTGCGAATGGTTGTAAGCCCATTAGCAGGCAACAAATCACGCTCAGCACGCAACAGATTGATACGACTCTGCAAGGTGCTCACCGAAGAGCCCATTTGGCTAAACTCCTGCGACACCTGCCTTTGCAGGCGTTCCAAACTGCCAAAGCGGTCAAGCATCGCATCAGTAGTGATATTGATGCGTTGCAAGCGGTCGCTTATCATATCGCGTAAGGACAAGGTATATTGTAACAAGTCTGCCATTGGTGATTATTCCTTCTCTTTTTGCCTAAGCCATTCTAATTCTTTTACTCTCATAGCCCACTGGGTATCGGTGAGAGCATCGGGATTGGGTGCGAGCCGCACAGGCAGTTTTGTTGTACATCAAAATATTGCCCGTGCGGCTCGCACCCTCTTTAATCTGTATAAGGTCGGGCAGTTTACTACTGGCAGCGAGAAACAGCGCATCGTCTGTCTTTATCTCCTCATCGCCCCCCAGCCAACAGTTATTAAGTACTACCTCATTAAACTTCAGCGGATCCTTGGTTGCCAAAGTAGAGGCATAACTTAAAGTATTGCGGTCGGGTGTACGCAAATAGGCTTTTTTACCCTCAATATTCAGTACATAAATATCATTGTACTGCTTTTTCCATTCTTCTATTTGTTCTTTAGTTATCATTTTAAACTGCTTTTAAAAGGTTTTTAAAGTGCAAGCCACACAAGCATTTTGTTATTGTTTAATTTGTTAGGCTTGGCGTATTACATCTGTAAAGATAATGGGAAGCTCCATAATCATATTCTTATCGCCTTGCTTCATTCCTTTTTTTACTTCGGTAAATTCCACGTGCTTGAGAATATCGGTAACTATCTGTCCCCCGTCCAGAGGCACGTATGAAGCCACAAGGTCAAAGCTAAGGCTAAGTATATCATTGTTCGGTGCATCGCGGGTCATTGCTTCTGCCTCACTTTGCCAAAGGCTTATTTTACCCTCATAACTACGGTTGCCCGCAACTACTCCGTGAGGTTTGCACCCGCGCCCATAAAGAAAGTCTTTCTCGCGTTTCTCGGTGTACTCAAGCTCTGTAACTCCTATGATAATTCGCCCGCCAAAGACGATAGAGAGGTTACACCACGCATATTGTTTGCTATCGAATGTTGCCATAATTTGCTAATTTTCTAATCTACTAATTGACTGTTGTAGTAAAGCCAATATTTACCTCTATAAAGTCAGCATAACCTACGGGTAACAGTTTGATACCTATCACCACTTTGCCCGTTTGTAGTACACGTTGCTTTGGATCTATATCAATCTTTACCGCTGATAGCTCGCCCTGCGATACCATTTGGCTTTGCAGGGTACTCTCAAGTTTGGTTTGCCAACCCTTGATAATCGCAGGGTGAATACTGCCGTCTTCAGATAGTAACACCTCGTCGCTAAGTTCCTCTACCAATACCCCATAACTTAGGAGCATTGCTTTGTCCATTACCAAGCCCGTTGCATAGGCTTTTAAAGTCATCGGTGGACTTGGTAAGGGTATTATCGCCCGAAAAGTAGTATCCCGAACGCCCTACAAAAGTGCGAAAGAAGATATACCCCCACAAATACCTGTCACCTTACGTAACAACTATTTGACATTCCCATACATTCTCCCTACCTTTGCACCACAAAACACCGCTGGTGCGAGCTTGTAGCTCGTACCGAACACAAGGCGAACACAAGGCGAACACTAACCGAACACAACCCCAATCCATAATTCATAATAAAAATGCGAAAAAACACCCTCCTAAAATACCAAGCCATCTTGGCAGAACTCGACAGCCACAACCTGCGCGACATCCCC